TCCGAGAAGTTGGTCGGGCGGTAGTTCACGAACACATACAGCGAGAGGCTGGCCGACACCGGCAGGATCTGCAGCGCCTGCCCCGCCGTGTAATACAGGCGCGGGTAGGTCGGCAGATAGTTGGTCGTCGTGGCCAGCGGCACGTCCTGGAATCGCGTCTGCGTGTACAGGACGTTGCCATCCGACACCGACAAGACGCGATAGAAGTTCTGTTGACTGTCGCCCGACCCGCTGTTCAGGTCGCTGAAGCTGATCATCCCGTCGCTGTCCGTCGTCACCGTCCGCTTGGCGAACGTGTAGTACGGCTGGGCGTTCAGGATATTGGACCACTCATCCGCGTACACGCTGTTCAGCACGCGGGTAATGGTCGCATCTGACCACCGCTCCGACGCGACGGCGTCCATCGTTTCGCGCGTCAACGCAATCAGTTGGGCTTTGGTAACCGCCACGGCCGGAAGGGATGAAAGGGTTTACTTAGAGCGACTGCGCGAAGACGCAATCACCGGAGTCTCCAGCGCCTCGACCAAGGCGGCTTCCGCGGCCTGGGCGACGGGCTGGGTATCATTGTACTGCTGGACGTGGTCCGCCATATTGCGAATCTCGTCCTTGGGGTACTGCCGGAACGTGCGCTCCAAATAGGCGGGCGCCTCGTCGGCACTGCAGAGCATCGGGATGTACCCGATGATGTCATAGGTGGAGGCCGGGTCAGTCTCGCCCCGCTGGACATACTCCCAGCGGCGATCCTCCGGCTGCCAGTCCATGCACACCGCCCAATGCTCGCCCGTCTGATTCAGGAACTTCAGATGCAATCCGGCGTGGAGGGCCCGAAGCCGCTTCACCACATGGGTGGGCGGCTCGGGCTGGCCGGCGCTGTTGAGCAGCACCGTCACGCGGTTAGACCTCGACAAACAGCTCGACGTTGACCATCAGGTCCACGGCGGCAGTCGTCACGGTGTTATTGGTCGTCACCACAAACTGCACGACATCCCCCGTATCCAGCGTCCGCTCGGCATCCGACAGCGTGGAGAGCAGGGCCACGGCCGTTCCCTCATTGGCCGTCAGCGCCTCCAAGTCCACATTGTCCGTCAGCGTCACGGCCGCGTTGGCCGAGGCATCATACTTCTTGATCACGCCCAGAATCGTGCCGCTCGTCGAGGCCGGCACCGTCCCCGCCGACACCACGGCGCGGTTGATGTAGCACTTCGCCGGATGCGACCCGAAGCTGTACGTCGTCGTGGTGTTGTTGCCAATCGCCGCATCGCAGCGCCCCACGAGGAGGTTCGGCAGGACACCCAGACGGCCCGGCGTCGGAGCAAAAATGTTATACGGCATGAATTATCCTCGGAATGGGGTGAGGGCCGAAGCCCCCACCCCGTCCCAGTAAAGGTTACGCGACGTGCGTGTAGCGCGCCGTGTCGGTGTACCCGGTGATCGAGCCGTGCGCGTTACGCGCGAGGCAGGCCAGGTTGCCGTACCAGCCGTAGGTCGTCTCGAAGGCGTCACGCCCCGAGAGCCAACGCCACGGGCCAGCGCCCTCGAACTCGACGAAGCCCCAATCCTTGGCATCCACCCACGCGAGCGAGGGGATGTGGAGGAGGTAGATGGTGCCGGCCGGGACGTAGTAGTCCTGGACCATCGGGATGCCGCACACCTCAAGCGCCTTGTAGCCGCCCTTGATCGTGGTGGCAAACTCGCCCGCGGTGAACCGGCGCTGCCCGACCATCGACTCCATGAGCTTCTTGGCGAGGCCCGGGGTCGTCATGAGCAGGAAGTCCTTCGGACGCACCATCGCGTCCTTGCCGCTGCGGCCCGCAATCTTCTGGATGAGATCCCAGATGTCCGACTCGGTCGGCTGGTTCGCATCCGGGGTGTCGGTGCCCGCCGTCATCCGGGTCGCGTCCCAAATCGGGTACGACGAGGCCGAGATGTTGTGGAGCGAGGCATACGACCCACCACGGTTCGTGATGGAGATAAGGCCGTTCATGGCGGCGTTGTACGAGGTATCCGACGCCGTCGCCTTGACCAGCGCGTCACCCGCGGCCATGCCGCTGATGGCGGTGCCGAGGGTCAGCGTGGCGTTGTCGCCGCTGTTGCTGATGGCGGTGATCGCCGCACGGCCGAGCACGGTCGCAAAGCTGTCCGTCGCATCGAGGACGGCGACGTAGTCACCGACCGAGAGGAGGAGCGAGCCCTGGCCAGCGCCAGAGACGCCGTAGGGGGACGAGACGATGATGCTCGTCGTGGTCGACGCCGTGCCGATGAGGGCGACGATGCCGTTGGCCTTGTTATGCAGGGCCTGCTGCATGAGGAGCTGGGAGGCCTCCTTGATTTCCTCCATCGTCTTCTTGGCGATGGTCGTGAAGGCGGCATCCTTGGACTGCGTGCCGACGAACGCGAGGCCGTCGATCTGACGGGTCGTATACGCACGGACCACGCCGACATTCGCCTGGACTTCCGTGGCGGTGGTGTCGGGCGGGAAGTAGCCGGACTGCGAGAACGTCGCGCCAGCCGGGCGGCCGGTCACGACATCGAAGTACACGTTGTTACCACCCCAGCGCATGTTGCGGGGGCCGCCAGCGCGACCCTTCTCGAGCTGGGCGAGGAGCGGGGTGACGAGGTTCTGCACCTTCTCGCGGAACTGCGAGTAGACATTCTTGAGCAGACCAGTCAGCTCCGCATCGGTGATGACAGTAGGAGCGGGCATTGGAAGTGTGTGCTAAAAGTTAACGAAGGGACGAGAGGATTTCCGACATAGCGGAATCCAGCGCGTCGTCAATGGTCGACGGCTTGGCCGTCTTGGGCTTCGCAGGGGTGGCACCGGCACGACCCACGGGCTTGGTGGCCTGCCCCACCGCCCGCTTGGCCTTCTGCGCTTCGACTTGCGCCTTGGCGACGGCTTGCTGCGCCTGCTCCAGCTGCGGAGAGGTAGCAGGTTCGCTACGCCGGGCATGGGTCATCTGCGCCCAGATGGCCAGATCGTTCACGATGTACTGCCGAGCGGCATCAAACTGTGACGCCGGGAGATAGGGCTGGCCATTCGGCCCCACCTGGGCGTGCAGTTGCATGGCATACGCCATCCGCTCTTCCAATTCGGCGGGAGTGACGCTCGGCAGGGCATCCGCAATCAAGCGAATGGCTGGCGACACCTCACTCTCGTAAAACGCTTGTCCCTGCCGGCTGATGTCTGCCAGCTGAGACTGGACCTTCAGGTGCTGAATCTCGCGTTCCGCCCGCTCGGCACGCCGCTCGGGGGAGTTTTCCTGCTGATACGCCTCACGAACGGAGAGAAAGAAGTCCTCGTCGGAGAGAATTCGCTCCAACTGGGCCTCCCGCTCGTCAATCAGCTTGGTCAGCTCGTCGCGTTCCTGCTGCAACTGGAGCGCCTGCTGCTCGGACTGGCGAACTTTCTGCTCACGTTCCTCGTTATATACGCCAAACTGCGCCAACTTGACGACCTGATCAAGCCGATCCTGCCGGACCTTGCCATTCGCCTTGTACTCGACGATGAGGGCGGGGATTTCGACCTCGCCATCCGCGTCCTTGAGCGTAAACTCGGTCGCCAGCTTGTCTGCGACCACCGGAACGGCCACATACCCATCGGGAAGCACGGGGGACGGCTCTGCGTCCTCCGTCGTGTCCGGTTCGGCGTCTTCCGTGCTTGCCGTGGCCGCGTCATCCGTCTCCGCGGTGGCGGTCGGCGCGGTGTCCGTCAGTGTTTCGTCTGCGTCCTGCGGTTCAGCGGGTTCCTGCGGCGCTTTGGGGGCAGCGACCGGCGTTGGTGCCGGCATCGCGGCCTCCACGGCTTCCGTGAGGGCTTGCTGAATGTCCATCGGCTACGACTCCTAGGATTGGCGGGCCAGTATATCGGCTTGCCGTGCGGCAACCTCGGCTTCTGGCGCCCCGGCGAGCCCCTGCTGGAGCATCGGTGCGACGCCAATCGGTGGGTTGCCGGACGCCAGCGGTAGCTGTCCCGGCGCGAGAGAGGGCACACTAGCGGCGCTAGGGCCAGCCGAGGGGCCGGCCGCCATCGGCGGCGCACCACCCCCCTGCTTCTGCATGGCCTGATTGGCCAAAGCCGTCCACCGCTCCTGCGCGGCGGCAATAATCATCGGATCCAAGTCGTCCTGCAGCAGAATCTCTCGCTCCAGCACGTCCTGATGAATCGCTTCGTTGTCCTGCCACCGCATCTCGGGGGCCGGCGTCCCCATCCGAATCGCGTCGGCCACCCGCTTGGCCCGCGCTTCCTGATCCTCATCCGGGGTCGTGATGTCCTTGGCAATCGCAAACATCTGTCGACGCCGGTACTCCTTGATGTCAATCACGCCCGTCTGGAGCCAGTTGTCCAGCAGGTAGAGCCGGAAGGCCATCGGCATCGGCATCAGCGTGGACGGCTCGACCTTGACATCCGACTGCCCATCGAAGTCCGTGGTGCTCACGGCCCGGGCCAGGTCCGGCCGGCCCTTGCCGACCGCGCCCAGCGCTCGCGGCACATCGTAGCCCCACGCCATCGCGGCCATCGACACCTTGCACCAATCGGTATAGGCCTGCGCCAGCGCGTTCACGGCGGGGCTGAACACCCGCTCCAGCTGCTCACGGCTGGCGATGATGGCCCGGCCCGACTCGCCCGTGACCTGTCCGCGGCTAACCGCGTTCCAGCCCGAGGCGTCCTCGAAGGCCGTCTTCTCCAGCGCCAG